ATGCGGAGCAAAACGCATGTCTTCTGCTCGACGATCCTTGGCAGGTGGATACGGTCTACATCACCGCATCGCCCTGTCTGTCATGTGTCAAGCTTCTTCTGGGGACTTCGGCCAAACGGATTGTCTGTCGTGAACTCTATCCTCATGCCGACGCGATCGAATGGTGGGGCCGGGCAGGGAGGCAACTGACCCAGCTGAACAGGAACGGGACGGAGTTGGACTATGGCCACCCTGTATGATGAACTTGGAGTGACCAAGGACGCGACGGCTGAACAGATCAAAGCGGCGCATCGTAAGGCTGTGAAAGCCCACCATCCCGACGCCGGCGGCGACAAGCAGAAGTTCCAGCAGATCCAGCTAGCCTATGATACGCTGAAAGACAAAGACCGTCGGGAGAGGTACGATCGGACCGGGGACACGGGCGGTGCCCAGCGGCCGGACGAAGTCCTCGAGGCAGTCGCTCAGATCTTTCACGGGCTCATTGAGGAGATGGTTGCCGACGGGTGCCGGATCGAGACCCAGGACATGAAGGAGCGGGCCAGGGCTGCTATCGACGCCAATAGGCAGGCGACCGCCAACCAGCGGGTCATCAAGGAACGCCAGCTTAAGAAAGCGGCTGCCTTGTCGAAGCGGTGGAAGAGAAAGCGGAAGGCCAAAGACTTCGACATGATCGGGGATACGCTTCTCCGCAAGCAGCGAGACCTCAGTGAGGAGATCGCGAAGATCAAGCAGGCCGAAGAGATCTGGAAGCGAGCCGGCAAGATCCTGGAGGACTACGACTACAAGGTCGACAAACCGAAGCCCTCCGAACCATCTGCATCCGGAGGAATGAAAATGAGCTACCATGAGGGCGGTTTCATTCGCTTCGATTTCACCCCGTAGGAAATCACGGGCTAGAGGGGGTTACCCGATACCCGAGAAGCCCGCACCCTTCGCCTCCGTCTACCGAGCGCACACGAAAAAGGCCCCGGAACCCGAGTTCCGAGGCCTTAGCGATACCTGAGGGTGTTTTGGGCCTACTTCATAGGCTTTTCTCCTTCAGCCGTGGTATTCGCATTCAGGATCAGTGCACCATTCGAGGATCGGCCCTTCGGCGTTCATTCGGCTGATGCAGTTATCCCAGACCAGGGACATGGAGATGTCCTCATCGTGGATCGAGCGGCAATCTCCGGAGATACTATGGGTGGGATGATCGAAAGTGGCCATGCCTCCACTTACTCCAACAGGGCCGCTCACGTCTTGGTCTAGGACGAAACCAAACTTGGCTGCGACCCGGAGGGCTTCTTGTTTTGTTGCCATGGGGTACTCCTTCCGTGGTGGAGCGAGCATCATACCACAAAATGAGTATGAATAAAACCCCCTATTTTCAATGGTTGCGGCATTCCGGATAATCAGGCACCTGGGCCGGGGGAAGCCCCGCACTCAAGAGTAGAAGTGGGTAGGCTCGGATGACAAATGCGATCGCGTCGCACCGGCCGGCCAATGCCTGGTCTGCTGCCTGGCGAGCGTCGGGGGGCCGTTTTCCTAGCTGGCCAGGCAGCAAGGGGATCTGGTCTTTGGTGATGGGTTGAGTTGCCACGGGGACCTTCTCGACCACGATCCGATCGGAGGGAACCTGGGGGTGACCGCCAAAGCAACCGGACAGTGAAAGGGCGAGCCCAATGACCAGGATCTTGTTCATGCCGGCATCCCTTCCGTCATATGCCGAACCATCTCTTCGGCGAGCGTGTAATCGAACAGGTTAGTGCCAGTCAGCATCCACTCGACGTTCGGAGCGTAGTTCGGACGCTGGACACTGACGCCGCCATCCGGCTGAAACCGGTCGGTTGGGATGCGCCACGAAAGGAACCGCTCCGTCATGTACTTGATCTGTTCTTGGGTCATGACCATTGCCTCTTCAAAGTCTCGGATGGTTCGCAGTTGGGGCCTTTTGGCTTGGTTGCGGCTGATCGTCTCAATCTGTCCCTGGCCGCTTCAGCCGCCTGGGCTCTGGTTTCCGCTGCCTTCCTTGCCTTTTGGCCGGCGGCCTGTTGCTGAGCTGATTGAACCCCCAGGTCGGAGATACGTTTATTCTGGTCGGCAACGGTCCCCCTGAGCTTGGCCTCGTTGCCGATCGAGATGGCGAGGTTCTTCCTCGCGTCGGCCGCATCGGCTCTGGCCGCGTCGACCTTCCCCTGCATGCTGACAATATGGATGCGAGTGAACTTGAGCCCAGGGATAACCTCGAATGCCAGGCCGTGAAGAGTCACGAACTGCCACAGGCATACGATACCAAGAACCAGGGCGACGATGTGGATAAGATCCAGTTCACCGATCCACAACAGGGCTTTCTTGCCCATAGCAGCGAGGCCAAGCTCAAACATCAGAGTACGCCTGCTTTGCTGGCGATCAACAGGACCGCGAGAATGATGAGCAGCAACTGGATCATCCAGCCGAAGGGAGGCTGCTGGTTGGGTATCAGGCTAATCCCATACAGGAGTAGCATGAGGCAGACCAGAACGACGACGATGAATAGAACAATGGACATTATTTTTCTCCTTGACTATCCCGCTCCTAACAGATCTTCAAGAGCCGTCTTGATAGCGACGTGATAGGCTCCATGGAAGTTCGGATGATATGAGGGCTTCAGGACGGGCAGGACCAAGCCCAGTTCATCGCTCGACCACTTGCCGTCGAAGAACAGGTCGCATTCCTTCTGCCTGCGTTCAATGATCGAAGCGGGCTTGTCCCAGTGCATGAACAGGACCTTGGCCCCGGCTATGTCCCCGGCCTTCCAGTGGTCCACCCATGTGGCGTGGCCGATGGCGCCAGTGTTATAGTGAAACGACAGGGCCGCGGCCAGCTGGGCTTCGCTGAGCTCTGTGCCGCGGAAGACCCGAAGAACGTCCGGCAGATATTTGGTGCGGAGCAGCCAGATGAAGATCTGAAGACAGAACTTCACCGTCTGGGGATTGTCGATGTATCGCTCAACCTTATGGCCGCTGGCACTGGTGATGCCGATTGCCCAGGTCCAGATCCCTTTGACGTCCTTGTAGGCTTCGAGAACGATAGCCTCGAAACCAACTAGCTCCATGCACGCCTTTGCGGTGAGCCCGTCCTTGATCACAGGGAACGGAGCGGGCTCGGGAACTGGGGTTGGTGGGGCGGGCATTGGGGCGGGCGCCGGCGGGTTCAGCTTGGGTCGTCCCGCAAAGATCAGGAGCACTCCTCCAATGGCGGCTCCTATCACCGCCAGAAGATGGTGGATATGCTCAAACACTGGGAGGCGCCGGCTGCTGGCTCTTCAACCGGCCGAAGAGCCCGAGGAGCGTCCAGATCCCAACGACTATACGGCCGTATGGCTGGGGAATGAGAGCCTGGACTTCCGGGGGCAAAGCAGACTGGGCCGCTTCAAGAAGAAGGCCAGTAATCAGCATGAACTGGACTGAGAAAAGCTTTAGGGCCTTGCGCCACTCAGGCACTAGCCACTCGTCGAATTTGACAGCGATAGAAGAGAGAAAGGTCATGGCTGGTTCTCGTCTTTGATAATGATGGGAGGATAGCCCCAGGGGAGGTCCTTGAGGCGCTGAAGAAGCTGGGACACTCGTTGATCGGAAACCTCGTCCGGAATGTAGACCCCCTCCGACACTCGGATCAATCGCTGAAGCTCGGGGTCAATTGGAGAGTTGGGGGCGAACGCCGTTTTGAGCCCCCGGCCAATTCCATGCTGTGTATCCCTATCAGGTTTCTGCACCGGCATCAGGTTTGACCTCCGTTCATACGGCGAGCAAGGGCTAGGATTTCAATGGCCCTGAGACGCATGGTCTTCATTGCCAGGGTTGGTTTGTCTATGAGTTCGACGATCCCCAAGAGAAGTTCGGCGGCAGTCACCACTGCATTCTCCCGAACGAGGTTCTTGTCGAGGGCCTTTCGCAGGACTTCAAGCATAGTCTCTACGTCGTGAGCCCGATCGAGAAGGCGTTGGATCATCTCGCCATCCCGCTTGGCGTCTGCCTCGGCGGCGGCCGCTTCCCGTTCAGGGGAGCCCCTAAGTATCCGCCAGAGTGTTTTGAGTGGCCAGGGGAGGGCGGTTCCAAAGGCCACTCCAATCAAAGCTCCGATTACGGCCGGATCATCAATAGGTGCTTGCATAGAAGCGCTCTCCCCTAAATGCGCAGGGCGGAACGGCTACGTGACGGTGAAGAGGGTAGCTCGTTTATGTTTTCGTTTGAACCCTGGTAGGGACCTGCGTGGCATGATCCAGGGTTCTTCTTCGTCGAGACGAAACCTCGTCAGCCCTCGGTGAGGGAAGGCTACTATAGGAACAGGGACCGGAGCGAACCTGCGCTGTGGCATGAAGTACTGCCACGGCATGGGTTCTTCGATAAAGGCAATCGCATGACCCGTAGGTAACTGACTGCCCGGGGGAGGCGGTCCACCACCCCCGAAATTGAAGATGACGTTATTCCCGGTTGGCGGAGAATACGCACCCGTAAAATTGAAGTTTACGGCATTCCCAGCCGGAGGAGTGTAAGGCATTCTACAGCGGCGTTATCTGGTCGTAGATCAAGGCCTGGAATGTAGGGTCCAGGCAGAAGGCAACGACCTGGGTTCGGCCAACACATGCAATCGACCAGTTCCCAGATCCATCGCTTTGCACTCGCCCAAGCCTGTCCCCCGTGTTGGGGTCGATCACTTCCACCCATTTGCCGGCAACCGGAACCGAGTTCTCCTGGACCTGACCACTGACGTAGGTCATCGGGCCAGCCGGGGAGAAGGCGTTTGTGTACCGTTCTAGGGGGGAACCGAAAATCCTAGCTGCTGGGCCAAGGTCCCGAGTTGCCACTGGGTTCAAATCGTAAGCGTCCTGGATACCTCTGGCAAGAGTGTATTGCACAGCATCCAAAGAAGAGAAACCTGCAGGAGCTGCTCCAGCCCAACCAGCAGCAGAAAACACCATAGTCCAAACGTTGCCCGTGGCGCTGGCGTAGATGGCTGCCGCAAGGGTGTAGAGAGCAACCAGCGACCCCGAGTAGTCAATGCCGCCTGTTCCTGTGGCAGGGTTAGCCGTACCGCTGTTATTCCAGTTGCCTCCGTTGACCCTGAACCAGATGAGCCGGTTAGCGGGATCGCATGCACAGTCGACTCTATTGCCTTGGACATAGGCGGCAATGGTTGAGATGGTGGAGCCATTGACCTGGACAGCCCCAGATGGCAGATAGGCCAAAGTGTTGGTGCCGCTCTTCAGATCCGTGGTATTGTTCCAGCCTCCCGCAATGCCAATGCTTGGAGTACCGGTCAGAGTGGTGATGGTACCTTCGAAATAGGTAGGCCCCTGCATCATACGATTGGAGTAAGTCCCACCAGCACCCGAAGAGGTGGCAATCAGATTGCCCCCCGACAGAGTGTTGTTGGAGATGTGTGCTGGGTCGAGTGTAGTTGCCGTCACGAAATTAGGTCCAGGTGTCCGACGTTTCGACCACTACTACACCATTCTCCGCATTGGCGCTTTGGAGAATGTAGGCCTGGAAATTCTGGCCGAGTAGCGATTTACCGTTGAGGTCCCCTCCGGTGACGGTGAACGAGTCATTGTGGCCTACGGCACGATCGTGAAGCAGGGTCCATAACCCCGGGAAGTACCCACGCATCGACCCGCCGTGAGAGATCCAGGTTCGCCCTAGAGCAAGTGCGCCGTCCGGTCCATTTGGAGCCGGCCAGCTTTGAATGTTGAAAGCGAACCGACCCGAAGTCTGCAAGGGGCTCGAACCGATAGTGGACATGCTGACCTGAGTCTCGCCACAGTATGTCCCGGTGCTATTTCCGTTTGTGTCCCCGCTTATCGTAAAGGCCCATGGTGCGATCTTACCAATCTTGACCGACCCGCCGGCTCCCGTCCAGCTACGAGCAACAAAGTGACCGAAGCATGTAGCCCCCAGTGCACCACCCGGGAGACCCAGGAAATTGGTGGTATTCCTGGAAAGGTAGTTCTGGAACGGCTCGTTGATAGACGAACCACTGTTCTCTACCGTCCGACCCATGATGGCCACCGCATACGCATCGCTGGTCTTGAAAGACTTGAAGTCCCCGAAGAGGAAGAAGCAGGTCGCCAATGGCGCGGTGTTGTCCCCAGTCTCCGTGAAGAGGTAGAAGGTCTGCCCATTGCCGACGATCGTCCAATAGCGAACGGTAGCATCCGCCGTAGTCGACTTGCGAATGACGAGCTGGCCTGTACCGATCGAGCTCTGGGCCGAAGTTGGGAACTGGCCAGTGCCCGTGGGGGTGATCGCCGACATTGTCTCGAAGCCACAGACCCGGGCTTCCTTCGCCGTCGTAGGGCCAGTGTCGTCGACGTAGAGCAGCATGCCACTGCTATTATTCGCCCCCGTGAGGTTCTGCTTGTAGCCACGTTTGTTGGTCGTTGTCTGGTTGATTGACCAGCCGAGGTTCGTGAAGCCGGTAAAGCCATTCACCAGCACCGCGTCAAGCAACGACGTAAGCGACCCCGTCTGACCCGTGAGGTTAGGGGCGTTCGCGTTGTAGAACGGCGAAACCGGATTGTTGCTGACAGCGCGGACGGTCATTAGAACTTCTCAAAGAAGTAAAGGGTTGCATTCATTGTGAATGGACCGCCAGTCACGGCGCTATCGAGAGAGAAGACCGCCGCCTCGCTAAGCCCGATATCCGGCCTCAGATCAGGAGGCCAGAAGAACTGATAGCCATTGACGGTGTTGAACACGTCCTCATGAAGAAGCGCTGCCGTTCCACTCGTGGTTGCCGGGGTCGTATCATTCGCCCTGGCCGTAGCAGTAGCTGCCACATCACCCCGACTGATCTTCTGCGGGGTAACTGCCGACCCTCCCGACCCAGCAGTCACGGTGGCGGGCAGGCGCTTGACCGAAATCTTGAGGTTCTGGACCGAGGTGCCGCTGACCTGGCCAATCACGATGCCGCCGAGCTCGCACGCCATGCTAGCGCCGCAGTACAGGGCTAGGAGGTCCTGGACTGCTGAGATGCCTACGTTATTGAACTGTACTGAATAAGGGCGTGCTCTCGCCATGTTAACGTCCTCCAACCCATGTATAGAAGAGACCGGCTAGCGTCGCGTCTTGCGTCGCAGGTGCCTCAAACTTCAGTTTGTCGTGGGCCGCAGCCGTATAGCTGCTGGCCATAGTCCATGTCATAGTTGTAGTCCCGGCCGCAATATCAGCGTGACCAACAGTTGAGCCGTTTACCTTGATTGGCAAAGTCACGCTACCAGTTGGGGCGACGTCACAGCCACCTACGTTCGACGGAAGACCTGAGGCGAAGTTCTCGCCGCCGACCATCTCAATCTCGAACAGTATCTCACCGGCGTCAGGCTGACGGCCGTCAGTGCCACCGTACCACCGAAGGACCCCGGTTGAGGCCGCCGAGGTGCAGTTGGCTCCCGTGCTGTTCGAGCTCGACCCAAGCGAGTTCACTGCCTTGATAAAGTAAGTATAGGCCGCGCCGCCCGTGATGGTCAGATCCATGTAGTTGGTAGCCGGCGAGCTCCCGATCAGCGAAGCCGACCCGAACGAGGCGCTAAGGCCATTCGCCCGGTAGACATCATAATGATCGACGTTGTCGCTCGACGGATTGGCTGTCCAGCTCAGGGCGTTGAAGTTGGCCTGAGGAGTAGCAGTCAAACCTGTCGGGGTAGTCGGAACGCCTCCGGTTCCTCCACCGTAGCCAGTACCCCTGGGAGTGTAGGTGTAGACCGTGCAGGTCGACAGATCCTGAAGCCCACCGCCGTAGACATTGAAGCTCTGCAGCTTGATGTACAGAGTCTGGCCAATGAACTGCGGCGGCAGAGTCAACTTGAAGATCTGATCATCGAGTCTGGCGAACAGGGCGCCAGAAGAATGGCTGCCAGCAGTCGAGCTGTAGAGCCCACGGTAGAGTTTCGTTCCCAGCGTGTAGTTATGAGCACTGGTAAGCGTTGCATCCTGGAAGCTGGTGAACTCAACCACGCCGCCAGCGGTGTCCTGGATCGCACAGCCACTGACGAAGTTGGCCGCGTCCGTTGCCGTCACGCTGGACAGGTCGCCATTGCTCTCGGTGAGATTGACCCCGAAGCTATGAACAGTGTCGGGGTTGGACCCACCATAGGCCGCCAAACTGGTCGTCAGGACGCCCATGCGGGCTGGGGCGTCTATCTCTCCGACCTCGGCGAACGAAGCGTTGTCCGTGGACAAATGGACGAAGCAGCCACCCCAGTTAGGATCATAGGCCCCGGAAGGACCTGCACTCACCGCCATCCAGACCTGCGGGGTAACTCCCGCAAGGGTCGAGGGCGGCTCGAAGATCAGAGGTGTATTGACCGCATTTGCAGGAACCTCGGTGTTCTTCGGAGTGTTGGTTGCCGGCTCTGCTGTGGCGTCAGAAGAGCGGCCGATCGAGGGCGCCCATTCCTCTACCAGGACCGTGAAGCCGCCATCCTCATCCTCAGACATGTCGGTGACCTTGACGGTCAGTGTGCCGAACTTGGGGTCGGTGATGGTTCCCTTGGACCCAGGCACCATTGCCATGAAGGCGGGGTGAGTCTTGAACTCGAACTTGTTCGGCGTGTAAGCAAGCCTCTGCCCGTAAAGCTGGGCACAGATTGCGCCGATGCTCTGTTCGCAGATTTCATGAGCTGCATAAACGTCGCCAGAGACCGGGCCGAACTCATCAATAAGACCCTGGTCGTCCCAAGGCATTGGCTCGGTGTTGTAGTCGTTCGATCGGTTCTTGATCTCCAGATAGCCATAGCTGGGGAGCGTCGATCGGCGATCACGCTGAAGCCTGACTGGCTCCTGGCCACTCTCATAAATGAAGTCACCGTTGTCGTCGGTGAGATTGAACTCGATCGTGTTATCGGGCAGGTAGGTGACGCCGTTGGCAGTAACCGTGTCCGCGCCCCTGGGAAGGAACCCAAGGCTGTAACCCGTCCACGACAGATCGGCGTTGAAGATCGTCGTCCAACGAGTAAGAATGTCGAGGCAGGCTTCTTGGCTGTCGAGCAGCGGGGACATGCCAAAGCTCATAGCCTTGCAGTAAGTCTGGAAGCAGTCATCGCCGGTAGTGGTTGCGGCTCCCGTCGAGAAGAGGAAGTCGAGCTGCATTGGCACCCCGATCAGCGCACCGTAGATCGAGCTGTTCAGGAGGTAGTCAACGCATTGGGCCGGGTCGGCGTCGCCCTTTCCACCAGGGGCCGTATTGACGAGTGGCCAGTCGACCTCCCAGCTGTACTGGGACAGGGTATTTGAGTTCCCGAGATCCAGGTTCGCTGCACATAGTAGAACCAGGCCAGGATATCCAAGAGCTGCACTCGGATGATTAGTGATCAAATATCCCCAAGGTGCTTGGGGGATATTTCCTGCTATGAACGTGAACGGCGAATAGCCGGTAGTCTTGCTCTGGTCCTTCCACGTGATGTTGATGGCCGAGGCTGGACCCCAACCCAGAGACAGAACGAAGGAAGCCGTATAGGTGTAGGTCTTCTGGCCTTTGCCACCGCCACCTTTGCCGCCGGCGCTTTTCCCGTGAGCCTTGAAGTCGTCTTGCCAGACGATGTTTAAAGTTGCCCGGTTACGACCAAGGCCGATAGCGATTGCCTGGGCCGAGTTGCTGGTCTGGATAGCCAGCCCAGTATATTCGGGCTTGGACTTCTTTGAGTGGCCGAGGATGAAGCTCATCTACGACCCCCAGTAAGAATAAACGCGGAGAGGATTGTCCTCAGTTCGCCCAGTCCCAAAGACCGACTCTCGAAGGCAGCAACGTGCCGGGAAAGAAGCGTGGATGATCAAAGGCCAGTCAGAGACGATTGCCCCGTGGCTGAAGGTTCTGCCCCACCTCCAGATGAGAACGTTCCCTTTCTTTACAAAGAAGTCGGGGCCACGATCCTTAAGCGGAGTTTCATCATCTCCAACCCTGGTTGCATATTCCTCGATCTTCGCCAGGAACCTTTCCTCGTTCCGGTGGAACATCCAATCAGCGGGATAAGCCTCAGGCGGAAACCTTTCGACTAGGCCAGCACCGATGTGAGCTTCGAGCAGGAGATGGGCGCAGTCGATGCCGCCAAGGTCCGACCCGTTCCGCATGACTGCAGCATGGTGGTGGAACGCAGTCCCATCCCATGCCATAGCCGCGGCCTCTACGGCGGCGCGTTCCTCTTCTTCTGTCCGCTTCTTGGACATTAGACCGCTGACTCCGCAACTGGCGTGAAGGGGCAGCCCGCGAAGTGCTGTTGCCACGTAGTCCCCGGATAATAGGTCTGGCAACCATTGGCCCCGGTGCTGAGTTTCGAACACCCAGGGAAGGCCGTGAACTGCAGAGCCGCAGCTGGATCGAAGTCAAGCGGATATTTCAGATAGAGATGCGTGCTGTCAGCCTTGAGGATCGTCCTGACCCTGGTGACGCTATCACTGTTGGTGATATGGAGTTTGCCAAAGGCGTAGGCCGAGGACGAGCTCGACCAGACTATGGTGTCACGAGTTGACCCTACCCCAACGGCTCCAAGGACGCCCAAGGCGGGCAGGTTGATGCCGCACTTAGCGTCCCCAAAAACGTTCCGGCATTTGATGCCATAGAGGAGACGAGGCATCTGAGGACTGAGACGGGACAGCCCCGAGTTGATCCTCAGCTTCGCCGAGTTTCGGCCAACACTGTCGAGCTCGGGGTCGCCGCCGGCGAACAGGCGAGTGACACCAACCCAGGGCGTATCGTAGGAAGCGGCGAATGCCAGGTCCCTGGTGATAGTTGCCCCATCGAGCCGGCCATAGAGTAAAGACTGGGGCCACGACTTCCAGTTCTGGAACAGGGCATCGTCGGCGTAGCTGATCTCTATTTCTTGATCGTCGACCGAAGGTCCGATGCTGGCGTGGGACTTGAGCCCAGAGATGACGGCCTGCCGAGCGAGGTAAGTGTAGCGATTGGTGTCGTTCCAGGCGACGATCGAGACGTCTTCCTGTTTGTCGGTCAGCCGAACGACAGCGCCCTGGCTAGGCACGATGGTGAAACACTCGGCCACAACGTACTGCTTGCTCGCCAGAAGGGCGCTGCAGTCGGCCAGATTGTATCCTGGCTGAGGTGTGATCAGCCTTCTCACCCAATAGCCTCCCCATTCGTGATCCAGCCATGCCACTCCTCCGTGCAATGCTCATTCTGGAGATTGATAGACGGAGTGAGTGTGAGGTCCTCAAAAGTAGTTCCACTTGCCACGGTCCACCTGGGTAGCGGTTCGTTTGAGGGCGGAACATCCCTGTCAGCAAACCATACTAGGATGCTGTGTGTGCCTATAAGACCCGAATTTTTACGGAAGCAGAATGGGCAAGCAAACAATATACCTTGGGGTCTAGAGTTGTCATCCGATCGGCGGAACGACCCGGGCTCCTGACCCGCATATACCCATTCGGGCTCAAGATCGACCAACCTCATTGGGGCACCGTCTCGAGGGTGATCTTCTGCAATTCCCAGAAGGTCTCGGCGAACTTGTTGAAGTCGGCCGCGTCCTCCTGGAACTTCACATTGAAAAAGAACTGGAAGTCGGCCGAGATAGTGCCAGTCGTTGGGGCCGAAGTGAAGACCACCAGGTTCGGGAGGGTGACCGTGTAGTTTGAGGCCAGGGCCACATACCTATAGGTGATGTTAACCCCTTTGCCGGCATCGGCTGCGTTGAACGTGTAGACGCCCGTCGCCAGGTTGACCGAGTACTGACCCGCGGCCGGAGCACCCCCAACAGCTACTAGGGCCGCGCCGCCGATCGTAAACGTAACCCCTAGATCCTGAGTGATCGTCGGGCTGGTTGCCTGGGGGTGGTTGACCGTGATAGTGTAAGCGGGGCTGGCCGGAATAGTCCTTGGTTCGACCGGTATGTGGTAGATCACGATTGTATTGCCAGTGTCAACCTGGCCGACCTTCTCGCTGAACCCTCCAAGAACTCGCTTGAACGAGAACTGGGTCGTGACCCCATCGGAAGTCCCGATCGTGCCGTTGGTCACCAGATAGTCGTCTCGGTCCTTCAGAAGGAACGTATCGAATGCCCCCTGACGTTGAAGGAAGAAGCCGCACAGAGTCTGAAACTCGGAGTTGACATTATCACGCAGGAACTCGAAAGTGAGATCGAACTCCCAGATGGGGTACTGCATGTTGGCGTGACGAACACTTACTCCACTCGACCCCTTATATTCCTGGGTCGAGAATGTCGGCCGCTTATGGATGTTGAAAGTCAGACCTGGCAGGGCCACAGGAGAGCCCAGCGAACCTGGAAATAGTGCTGTGCTCACAGTGCCCTCCGGTGGAACTGGGACGAGTGCCTCGATGAAGACAAAGTCGATGCGAAGATTTCGATGGCCCTCCGCAAGGGCGTCGATCTGGACGAATGAGTCAAGGACATTGGCTGAACCTTCGGCCAGCGCCTCGAGGTCGATGAAAGGAGCCCTAAGAGATGCGGAACCCTCAGCAAAAGACTCGAGGATGTAGAAGGTGTTGCGAAGCTCCCCCGCCACGTCACGCCTGGACCTTCACAAGGGCTTGGCAACCATTGACCTCAGTCCCAGTAGCCGTGACCCCTGTATCCGGGCTGAGCTCGAACCGGTCTTTATAGAACGTGAAGGTCTGGTTGGTATACTGGTCAACCGTGCCAAAGTAGTTATTGCCGGCAATCCGGATACCCAGGCGAGCAACTCGCTGGGTGGCATCGTCTTGCCTGAGGGCTGCCCGCATCTGGATGACCCGAACCAGGGGGCCATTGATAACTGGGTCAGGCTGGAAGGCGTCGATGTCTCCTACGTTAGGAGAATACTCGAACTTGGTATCGTCTAGCAGCGAGTTCAGAACAGATTGCCAGTGGGTCGACGCCGGTGAAGAACCCCCAATTGTGAAGTTGTTCAAATAACCATTAGCGATCATCGGCATACCGTAAGCCCGAAGGTTTCCACTCCAGTCGTTATTCTCGGCTCCAGTTGTATCGTTGACAAACATGTCGTCGAACACTATTGGATGCGAACTGCTGACACTGACATTGAAGTTCGTAGTCCACCCTCCGAGGAAGACAGAGTCGAAGTAGGAAGTAGCAGTGTTCTTTGTGTCCGCACTGACGAGTTGGATTTTGGGCACGGTGTTAACCCGGACCTCAAGGCCACCAGTCGATGCGTCTATGGTCCCTTTCGCTTCGCAGTGGAACCATTCGTCTTCCTGGTAGGACCCAGTAACGCTGGAGGCGATAGGAGTGCCACCTCCAGCTGGAGGTCCTTTCCAAACCTTGATGACCCCGTTCGGCTCAAACGAGTAGGATAGTTGCATGTCGTTGTTAACGCCGTCGTAGAACCCAAGAAGGGGCCGGCATTGGCTAGGCAGCTGAGAGTCAACATAAACCGCGGTGCCGTAGAAACCGGTTGCTGGGGTGGCGAAGACAGGAACTACGTAACCTGAATGAAACCCAAAGAAACCGCCGAGGCTGCCATATTGAGAATAGGCCTTACCGTAGCCGAAACGCCCAGGAGCTATAACGTCCCCGGCTGCAAAACCTCCGTTGTCGTGGAGAGCGAACCCGTTTGCACCATACAACCTCGCCCGATCGGCTTGGCTGGCACCCGTCGGCATCCAGTCGAAACTGTCGGTAACAAGGTTAGCCATTAGGCATGGGTCCTTTGTCTGGCGAAGAGAACTACACCCTCATGAGTGGGGTAAAGAAGCATCTGGCGTTGTTCACCGATCCGAGCTTCTATCAATCCAGCACGGGCGAGGCGTTCAGCCTGGTTCCACGCTTCGATCGGTTTCACCCCTAGTTCAAGCCCCAGCTCCTTGGCGTTGCAGCCAGGACGCCGGATGATGAACTGGAGTTCAGTCAAGGTTTGCTTCATGGCCTGCGTCTGAGGTTTACGCTTTACAGTGTTGATTGCGCAATACCGGCCTGTCTCCACTCTCCGCAAAAGACCGCTTCTACACATGAACCTAAGAGTCGTAGAGACCCGGGATTTTTGGATGCCCAGATGGTCGACTATATCCCGAAAACGAGCTTCGCGATTAGTCATGAGGAACCGGAGGATTTTCTCCTCTCTCGCAGTAAGACTAAGCGGCATGATTACACCCCCGTCAGACAATCTCCAGTCACAACTTCACGAGCCCCCTGCCACGGGTCGTCGGCAGCGAAAACAATCCACTGAGCGTTGGCCCATCCAACCTGGCCACTGGCTAGCTGCATATGTGTCCCGGCTAGCATAGCAGCTCGATAGACTCCGCCTTGAGTCACTCCCGGTTGATCTGGATGGTTGGCATTGGGGCAGGTCTTATTCGCTTTGACCAAACCAGGTACCCACCAATCGGCGGGCAGGCTCATGTTAGTCGGTGGAAGCGGAAGGGTTGGCGAAGGAGCGACCCCCTGGATGTCTGAGGCCTTTACCCGGCCTGCTGCTCCGTCGGTTATTGAGTAAACAGCATAGCTAGTTGAGCCATCAGCTTCGATCCCCCAGCCATTGAAGTAGACAGCAACAATCTCGCCGGCGACCAAGGAACGAGTAGGGCCATTCATCCCCGCCTTCTCGGTTTCCCAGATCGGGTCAGAAACGTTCGTAACACGGGCAAATCCGCCGTCGTGGAGTGGAGCGGGCACCCAGGTTAGGGAAGATGGGGGTGGAGGAGGCGGCGGTGGGGCAGGTTCTACGATCGAACCAATGGCCGAGACCGGAGTGGCCCCCTCAGATGCTACGACTTTGAAAGTGAGAATTCCTGTGGCGGCCGGGTTGACGACTGTATGAACCGGGATCTTCTGGGTCAGGATCGACGACTTAAAGTAGTAGAGCTGGTTTATAGCTGTGTAATCGGTTCCTGCCTTGGCGGTGACGTCGAAAGTCTTCACCAACACGTAAATGCCCCTGCCACCTGAAAGGCGGCTAAGAGTGCATGAGACGTCGCTGCCGGCGTTTGCCGATCCACAGACAAGGGAGAAAGGTGAGGAGGGTGCAGCTCCGACCGATAGCCACACCTGGGGTGACAACAAGGCCACCAGAGCGGCCATCAATCGGAGCGCACGCATCGAGCTAAGCCGCCGGCGGAGGCGAGATGGCCTCGGCCTTGTCGACGACAGGGGCCAGCTCGGTAACCAGCTGGGTCTCTGCATCCGCGAGCTGCTGGGTCAGATCGGCATTGTCGGCCGTGAGCTTAGCGATTACGTTCTGGTCGGCCTGAGCAGCTTCAGCTGCGGCAGTTTTGTCGGCGGCGATACGGGTCAAAGCCGAGTCAAGGCGGCCGACGAGATCTGAGATCTGTGACATGATGGCAATTGCCTCCTTATATGGGTCTGCTGGGGAGTGCTTCTTTCTGAATAAGGCCAGCACCTTATTCCAAAGGTCTTTGAGTTTCACGGCCCCTCCTTTCAGGCTGTTCTGGGCTTCAGAGGGCCATTCAAGGCCATGCGCTTCACCCAGCGGATCATCTCCCTCTCGTGGTTGCTGAGCATGTGCTGCCACAGAGAAGTCTGGTTGCCGTTGAATGTTGGAGAGCTGTGCAGATGGATGTCGCCACCACCTCCGCCTATTCCGCCGGAGACCGTGCTCATCATCTGGATCAGTTTGGTGTTGTCAGCCTTGGGGATGACGCGTTCACCCTCGTGCATCTGAACGATCTGGTCCCGGGGAAGGTAGTTCGTTCCCTGGTCGAGAGCTGCAAGTGTAGCGTAACCCGCCGCGGCTGCCGACATGGCCGCGCCGAAAGCAGGAGCACCGGCGTCAATCGGCCACGGAGCACCAGCCCACGAGGCTACGCCGGCCGCACCGGCTATCCCCGCATAGGAAAGGACCTGGGCTTCGGCCGTGCTGCTCTGCGCGGCCTTCCCGACCAGTAGATTGACGATCCAGTTGCTGATGATCTGGCTGATCACCTGCTCAGCAGTAGCCTTAATCGAATTGTAGACCCCGATGACTGCGTCTCGCCAGGTGCCAGTACCGTCGGCCATGTTAAGGAAACCGGAAACAGTGGCGCTAACTGTTCCGTCGATATACTGGTGATAGGCCTGCTTGAGCCGCTGGATATCCTGAAGCTGCTGGTTGAGAGCTTTCTGCTCCATCAGCTTCTTCTGGTCGTAGTACCTCTGGTCAGCTGCATGCTTGTCAGCCACAGCGTTCTTGTAGCGTTGGTCGTCCTGGCCATACGCCTTAAGGGCGTCGGCTAACCCCTTCTGGAGGAGTGCCTCTTCTTTGGAGTGAACCAGCTCGGCATCGGCAATCTCTTGCAGGGCCAGCTGGTGGTGCATCTGACCGATGCGAGCCAAGGCCGAGATATCCCCGAACGGGGAGGTGGTGCCTTTGTTCAGAAGCTGGGTCTCGGCAGTCTTAGCGGTTTCACTCCGGAGTTGCTGCTGGGCGGTCAGGTGCTGCCTTAGGGCACTGATAGCCTTATTGTTGCCTGTGAGTTCTTCCTGAATGAGCCTGTCTTGAAACTGACGCTCTTCAGCGACCATCTGGCGATGAGCATCTTTGTACTCGGTCGACTCTTCCTTGAACTTCGACTTGATGTAGTCGAGCTTCTCCTGCCAATCGGCCTTGAACTTGGCGAAGTCGTTCCGATCGGCCTCGATCCGGTCGTTGAGATCGGCGATATGCTCCTGGTAGTCCCTGTGGGCCAAGGTCTTCTGGGCGTCATAGATCTTGGTCTGGACGTCCAGCCATTCCTTCGACCCAGTCTTGACCTGGCCAATCTTACCCTGCCAGAACTTAAG